CAGCTGGGATTACATCAAGAACTTCACGGCGCCCATCCCCGGTATGTCATACAACGAAAGCGAACTGCGGGCAGACTTCCCCAATGGCGCTCGTATCCGGCTTTTCGGGGCTGATAACTATGACGCCATGCGCGGGCTGTATTTTGACGATGTGGTGCTAGACGAACCCGCAGACTTCCCCGCCAATGCTTGGCCCACAGTTATCCGCCCAGCGCTGGCAGATAGGCAAGGCCGCGCCACATTCATCGGAACGCCCAAGGGCAAGAACGAGTTCTGGGAAATCTATGACAAGGCCACACGCGATCCGAATTGGTTTTCGCTAATACTTCCCGCATCGCAGACAGGCGTCCTTCCACAGATCGAACTTGATGATGCGCTAAAGACCATTGGCTCAGACCGCTACGATCAGGAGTTTGAATGCAGCTTTGAGGCGGCTATCATCGGGGCTTACTACAGCCAAGAAATGAAGAAAATGACGGCGGACAAGCGCATTCGCAACGTGCTGCACGAACCGCAAGTTGGTGTTGTGACATCGTGGGACTTGGGAATGGATGATACGACATCCATCATCTTTGCCCAGTTTGTCGGCAACGAGGTTCGCATCATTGACCACATCGAGGACAGCGGTCAGGGGCTGGCCTATTACGCCCGCCTGCTGTCGGATAAGCCTTACACATACACGGCCCACATACTGCCCCACGATGCCCGTGTGCGCGAACTTGGCAGCGGTATATCCCGCATTGAGACGCTTGAAGGCTTAGGCATTCGCAACATCACAATCGCGCCAAACATCCCGATTGAGGACGGCATTCAGGCTGTTCGAAACGGATTGGCTAGAACGTATATCCATGAGGGGCAAACACGCCTGATCGAAGCGCTGCGGCAGTATCAGCGCGATTGGGACGAGCGGTCAAAGACATGGCGATCTAAGCCAAAGCATGACCACACATCACACACGGCTGACAGCCTGCGCTATCTATTCGTGGGCTATCGGCCCGTGGATGATGATTGGAAAACCCCGATCAAGCGGAACCTCAAGGGCATAGCCTAGCAGTTGGGAATATGCTAATGTGCCGCAACCCACATCGAAAGCTGCATCTATGGCGATTGAAGACCTCCGCGTAATTGGCAATGTGCTGTATGAGCGGCGCTCGGATGGGCTGCTTTATCCTGTCCGCCAAGTAGCGGGGCAAACTCCGGCACAAAGTGAACCACAAGCCCCCCAAGGCTTGCTCTCTGGCATTCCAGAACTTGGGCGCATGGTTAATACGCTCGGCACTTTCAACCAGATGTTTAACCCTGTCGAAGATATCGGCCAGTCTATGGGCGCGTCTCAGCGCATGGTAGCGCCAGATACATCGACAATGGACCGTATAGCCGCGTTAGGTGATATGCTGTCAGGGATTGCGGGTGTGACGGCCCCTATAGGCGCTGCTGTCCGCGCTGGGACGCCTGCCGCTGTAGCGTTGATGGAAGGCTTGCTGGGTGGCTCCCCTACCGTGACTGCTGCGAGAGATACCGCCCGCGCTGCTGGCCGTGGGTTTGTTGAGCGCATGAACCAGCCCGGTCCCGTGCCGACGATGTATAGCAACCCGATCATGCGAGCGCCGTTTGATATGGGCGGCGGTATGTCAGATACTGCAACGCAGGCTGTCCCGTATACCCGCGTTGGCTCCGACATTGCGGCAATACTTGCGTCACACCCATCTGCGCGAACCTTCGCTGGCCTTGAAGATGTGCCACACGGCGGCGGGTATACTGACATCGGAAGCCAGCAAAGGGATTTGTTGGCGCGGCATACTAGCCGTGGCCTGCTTGCGCCCGAAGTGCAGCCGCCAGAACAAGCAACAATTGATAGTTTGCTCGGACGCGACATCTTGTCGATTGTTGGCGATACAACTGGCCGACACACGGTGACGCATTTGGGTGGTCAGGAACTGATTAACCCTGTGAAGTCTATGGCAGGCTTCCAATACACAGACATTGGCAATCAGGGATATGCGGGGGCATCTGGCGCGACATCAAGCAAATTGAATGAGGCACTTCAGTCGGTTGACCCATATTACATGAGCGTAATGATGGGCAGTCAATCTGGCGACTTTGCCATGCATACTGGCAACCTTGTCGGTGAGGCTTTCCGCGTAGCGAAAATTGACCCAAAAGATGTCCCAACAATCGACAACAGTTTGCGTAACATCGGCATTAGCGTAATCGAAAAGGTTCGTCAACCCGATGGGTCAGTGAAGAATGTCAGCAAAACTATCCGGCCATTTACAGATTTTCCATCTGTATCTGACCCAAATGCTGTAGCGCAATATATCGCAAATCTGCCAACGGGGACGCAACGCGCTGCATTCGTGAAGGGTCTAGATCGCGCCAAGTTGCAGCAGATGGGTGTCCCAAGCATTGGGGACGTTCGTCTGGCGCTGGCAGATCAAAGCCAACTTGGCATGGATTGGGGGTCTACGGGGTATCGTGGGTTTACGCCTGACACATCAAGGGGCGCATATTCGACCACGCTTGACCAGTCTACCACATACGATACGGGAGTGGATAAGGTTGGGCGGTCGCAAACATTTACTGGAGAAGGCAAGGGTATCCCAGCCAACTTGATGTTCCGCGACAGCGCAACAGCCCGTCGAGAAAAAGGAACTGGCGGTGGGTTGGTTATGAACTCGGCTGATTACAAAGTTTACGAAAGCAGCCCAAAAGCAGCCAAACAACGTTTTGATCGTCAGCAAGTTGACATCGTTTCGACGTTCAGGGAAATCGAGGATAGATTTGGACGCCAAGGTGCGTTAGAATACGCCAAACAACTTCTTAGCGGTGGTCAGATCACCGGGGCAATGATTGAAGCCGCTCGCAAGGCTAATGCGCCCAAGTGGATGATTGCGGCAATGGCCCCAACGGGTGGGCTGCTCTCAATGCAAGGTGAAGGAACCTCCAATGAAAAAGCCTACTAAACCCGCAGCCAAGATTGCCAAAGTGATGGGCGAATACAAGTCTGGCACTTTGCATAGCGGCATGGACCCCAAAGGCCCAAAGAAAGCGCCTGTTGTCACATCTCGCAAGCAGGCTGTTGCAATCGCTTTGTCACAGGCTGGCAAGGCTAAGAAGGGTAAGATGTAATGAGCAAGACCGCAAAACACTATCTGCCAAACGGCAAGGTCTACACTGGGCCTATGCACAAAGCTGGCACTGTCTTGATGACGGGTGCAAGCCATACCGCGCAAAGTAAAACGCTGTCTCACACACCACCGAAAGCAAAAGGGTCAAAGAAATGAAGGGTCTCTACGCAAACATTAACGCCAAGAAGGCGCGCATCAAGGCTGGATCGGACGAGAAGATGCGTAAGCCCGGCGCCAAGGGCGCTCCAACTGCGGCTGCGTTCAAGGCATCAGCCAAGACTGCAAAGAAGCCCAAGTAATGCCAAAGACGCCCGCATGGCAGCGATCTGAGGGAAAGAACCCCAAGGGCGGACTGAATGCCAAGGGCCGTGCGTCTGCCAAGGCCGAGGGTATGAACCTAAAGCCCCCAGTTAAGACCGGGGATAATCCGCGCCGAGCATCATTCTTGGCGCGGATGAGCGGCAATGACGGGCCTGAACGCGATAAGGATGGAAAACCCACGCGATTGCTGCTATCACTGCAAGCATGGGGCGCAAGTAGCAAGTCTGACGCCAAGGCTAAAGCCAAGGCCATCTCGGCCCGCAACGAGGCAAAGAAGAAATGACCATATCGACATACGCCTTGCTAAAGTCGGTTATCGCAGATTTCGTCAACCGCGAGGATTTGACCAGCGTCATTCCTACGTTCATAACGTTGGCTGAAGCCGATATGCAGCGCAAGGTGCGCCATTGGCGTATGGAAGAACGGTCAACGGCCCAGCTAGATACGCAGTTCTCAGCCATTCCCGCAGATTGGGCAGAGACGATCCGCTTTTACCTGACCACGGGTGAGACATCGCGGCTTGAGTTGATAAGCCAAGCGGAACTGATCGACCGCAAGCAGCGCGATGGCAACGTAACGGGTCGCCCGTATTACTACGCCATGACAGGCTCGCAGTTTGAACTCTATCCCGTGCCTGACGGAACCTATGCTGGCGAGTTGGTATATTTCGCAAAAATCCCTGCGCTGTCGGACGCGGCTACGACAAACTGGCTGCTGACAAACGCACCTGATGCTTATCTCTATGGCGCATTGCTGCATTCAGCGCCTTACCTCAAGGACGATGCCCGCATCCAGCTTTGGGCAGGGCTGTATCAATCTGCAATCGACGGCTTGAACATATCTTCAGAAGATGCGCGGCACAGCGGAACTGGCCTGCGTATGAAAATCAGGAGCATCTGATGTCACTTACAAACTCTTTCGAAACCAGCGTCCTAACATATCTGCTGACCACTGGAACGGCTTCGCCTGTTCGCCCCACAGTTTGGTATCTCGGCCTGTTCACAGCAGCGCCGGGGGAAGCTGGTGGCGGCACTGAACTTTCTGGCAACGGATACGCCAGACAGGCCATTACATTCACAGTCAGCGGTGACACGGCATCCAACAACGCAGCGCTTGAATTTCCAACGGCAACTGCAAGCTGGGGAACCATCACCCATGTTGCGGTGTTCGACGCTTTGACAACTGGCAATATGATTGCCTATGCAACGTTGACAGCTTCTAAAGTTATCGACACGGGCGATGTTCTCCGCGTCCCATCGGGTGATCTGGACATCACGTTGAACTAAGGGGGAATTGCTGTGGCAATCTATCGCACAGGCTTTGGCACTGGCGCTTATGGCGTCAAAGCCTTTGGGCTTGATGGCGACATTGTTGATGCGGCAGCTGCACTCTCAATCGCCTTTAGCGCATCGGCATCTGCCGATAGGCTTGTAACAGCTTCTGCGGCAACAACGATTTCGTCAGCATCAACGGCTGCGGGAAGCCGTCTGCGCATTGCTGATGCTACAAGTGCCATTACATCGGCATCAACAGCTTCTGTTGTCAGCATAAAAAGCGCATCCGCTACAGCATCATGTGCCGCAAGCACAACTTCTGCTGCTCAACGGGTCCGCAATGCTGATGCAGCAGCATCTATCGCAGCAAGCGCATCAGCAGACGCAGAACGAACGCGGAATGTTTCTGCCGCTGCGGCAGTTGAAACCATCGCATCTGCATCGTCAGTTGCAATCATCAATACATCGGCATCAACAGGCTGCATTGTTGGATTTTCAGCAACTTCGCAGCGTGTGCTATCTGGTAGTGCGCTTTCCTCAATTTCGTGTATAGTGGCCGCAACGGCTATCAAAAAGTGGGAGCAAGGCTCAGACACTTCCGAGACGTGGACGCCTCTAAGCGACACATCGGAGACTTGGACTGCTCAATCAGATACGGCAGAGACATGGTCTGCACAATCTGATACAAGTGAAGCATGGACGCCTGTTTCGAACACGGCGGAAACTTGGACATTAGCGGCATAAGGGCGGCTCAAAATGGCAGACACAACTACCACGACTTTTGGATTGACTAAGCCAGAAGTGGGCGCATCCGAGGACACTTGGGGAACCAAGATCAACACAAACTTGGATAGCCTTGACGATCTCTTGGACGGCACAACTGCAATTAAGCCAAACCTGTCTGAAGGGTTGTGGAAAGTCGGCGGCACGGCTGTCCTGCCAACCGCCGCTGAGTTGAACTTTGTGGATGGTGTTACGTCAGCCATTCAAACGCAGCTTAATGCAAAGGCTGCACTTGCCTCTCCTGCGCTGACAGGCACACCAACTGCGCCTACTGCAACCGCTGCAACTAACACAACGCAACTTGCAACTACGGCTTTTGTAACTACTGCGGATAACCTCAAGGCAAACTTGGCATCTCCTACCTTTACAGGAACGCCTCTTGCCCCGACCGCAAGCGTTGCTACGAATACGACCCAGATCGCCACGACTGCTTTTGTTCTGGCTAACGGCGGCGGCATGACGCTGCTT